GAGGTTCCAGGTATCCGTTGGCGCATCGTAGTACCAGACCGTTCGACTGGCGTACTCCTCGCTTGGACCACCACCGGGAATAGGTGTCGAACCGCATTGGAGGGTCGGTTGTGTGCAGTCGAATTGAATCGCAGCGGGCTTGTTCACGCCGCCATTGGCACCGGGCTCGGAGAGCGACTGGACGATGATGAGTTGACGGTCGCTTCCACCATCGAAATCTGTGATGACCGTAACTCCTGCCGCCGTAGTGCCAGAAGCAAGCAGCGTCGTTCCGTCGGCGTCACAGTAGCCATCGGCTGTGCCGACAGGCGTGGTTCCGTCGTCGTCGCAGTTGGTATCTGGACACGTCTGCTGCGTGGAGTCGGCACAATAGTATTGCGTCGTCGCAGCGGGCGAATCGTAGATGTCGTCGCAGTCGACGCGCTGTGGTGCGGCGTTGCTCGCCGTGACGCCGTCCGAGTCGCAGAAGTTGTCAGGACTACCAGAACATTGAACATCCGAGTCGCCGCACGGCCATCCGTTGCGGCTGCTGTAGTTGTCCGCACAGTGCTTGACGTAAGTATCTGCGCACTGCCAGGAGAACCAGACCGTTGACCCGGTCACGTCTGGCGTGGTATCTCCGTCGGCGAAGTATTTGGCGCGGGAGATCCAAAGCTCCTTGTTCAGCTCCACGTCTCCCAGGTGCGTAGTTCCGAGCGTGCGAGGGCCTTCTTCTGGCAGGAAAGGGCCCTGCTGCGGTTCCGACTGGTCCGTGTACGAGAGCAGATTCCACCAGATTTCCGAGCCCGATCCGGTACGCCATTCCGAGCGCCAGATGGTCGTGTCCCCCCTGACCGTCTTTAGGTTGGTCGGGCCGCATTTGAGATAGCTGGTCTGGACCAGGTCGAAGCACATGAACGTCGTCGCAGCAAGCGAGCGGACCATGATCGTCTGGCCAGCCGACGTTGGCTCTCCGGTGCCCCAATCGAAGTCAAAAATCTGGGTTCCATCGTAGTCGGAGGTCTCGAAGAAATTGTTACCGCGTACGTCGGGGGTCGCGTCTCCAACAGCAAAGCGCGGAGTGGCCGTGTAGGTCGCCGTACAGCCCCCAGAGCAGTCGTCCCCGTCCCAGGTATGAACGATGTCGAAGGTCGTCGACCCGAAGTTATGCGCCGCAAATTCGCCGTCGTAATGGGTGCTGCCACGGATGACGAGCGGGACGCCGAGCGTCCACGTCGCGGGCGTCTCGTCGCTCGTCCAGGTCTCGGTAATTCCAAACGCACTTTCAGATCGAAAGACGCCGCATGAACCACCGGGGCAGGATTCGGCGACGTAGGATGAGGTGTCGATCTTGAAGGTGGCGCCTGCCGCAGCAGAGGTGGTGTAGGTGCCGTCGTTGCTCTCGGTTCCCGTAACGACGACGGTCTCGCCATTCTGGACGACGTAGTTGCTGATCGTATAGGTGATCGTGGTGAGACCACCACCGCCATCAGCCCAGCCAATGATGGCACCGCCAGCCCAGATCGCGTTGTTCTCGCCATCGTAGTTGGTGGTCCCCTCGATCACGATCCATTGGCCGGGATCAGGAACCTGGCTTCCACGAGCGATTACGATTCCATCGGAAACGACGCCGTCCTCAAAGGAATCAATGGTGACGGGTGTGTCGGAAAGGCCGTGCGTTTCCAAAACCGTGACCTGGACGACTCCGTCTCCCACGGTCCCCTCGGAAAAGGCCGTGATGTCAGCGGGCTCTTTTTCGAGGATGAATTCGTCTTCCAGGATGAGCTGATCGGCGTGGCGGATCGGGCCGGTAATCGTAACGTCGCCTGCGATCGGGACGTAGTCTGCGACGGCAGCCGCCAGCTCCGTTGGGTCTACGATACCGCCGACGAAACCCTCCAGCTCTCCGACGGAGTCGATCGTGCAGTCGATCAGCGATCCGTTGGCGTAGCAGAGATTCTGCGTCGTGACGGTATTGAACTCATAGAGTCCGGTTCCAGAAAGCGTGAGTACGGCGTTGATGTCGCTAACATCGGCAAGATTGCAGACCACCTGAGAGCCGTCGCCTCGACAGATGTTGTTGAGCGTGACGAGGCCGACTTGGTCGGGAGTATGAGGTCCATCGTCGAGGTTCCAGCTCCCGGCAGCATTCAACTCGATTAGTGTGTCGATGCACGTGCCATCGCCTCCCTGGAGCGCCTTGCTCGGACCGCAGTCCGGGATTGGACCCGTGTCGATGAGGCCTCCCAAAGCGGCAGCAAGCAGCACGTCTTCGTTAAAAGCGGTGTGGTTCCAGCCCTGGATATAGCGGTGCCAGGTGTGCTGTGCCGAAGCAGGCAACGCGAGCAGGCATCCCAGGAGGAGGAGGTAGCGGGCAAATCGGCCCATGTCTCCTCCGATTATGCGGTGATCTCCGCAAGCGCTGTGTAGTGGAGTGCGAAGGAGTCCTCTTCCTGAGCAGACGACGTGTTGACCGCATGGGTCACAAAGAAGCCAGAATCGCAGTTGTAGACCGTGGTCACAGCGCCCTCGGTCGTGTCATGGACGATCTCGTGCCATTCCGCGTTCGCGGCGCTGGGATTGTAGAAGACCAGCGAGGGCGTTTTATGCATCGGAATTGCGAATCGCTCATACACGCCAGTAGAGGTCTTGACGGCGCGCTCATGAACGTCGCCCGAGAGCGCCCCGGCGACACCCTGGTTTTGTGCAGGTTGCGTCGTATAGGGAAAAGACTTGCGGAAGAAGCGCGTGCATGCAGCCATTTCCTGCTCGAAGCTCGGAGGCTGATAAGGAGCAAGCGCATCGCCTTCGTTGAGATGCACCTCCGCGATGTAGAACTTGTCGGTCGACACCGAGAGGTCGAGGTCGTCTACCCAGATCGCGATTGCGATGTTCGTGGCTCCGACCGTGTCGATCGGGATGTTGGTGATCTCCTTGGTTGCCCACGTCGTGTCGGTCGAGAACGCTGCTCCGGCTCCTGTCGCGCCATTTTCCCAGGTCCAGCCAGACTGAGCTGTCGGGCGGGTTCCTTCAATGCCCCAGGCCGTCCCCGAGAAGGGATCCGTAATTGCGTCCGCTGTTCCATTCCAGGCGAGAACACCCGCTTGGAGGTTTCGGACGCCGCTCGTGGCCTTGTGCTTGAAGCGAATCGAGCAGACCTTGCTTTGGTCATCCGAGAGAAGTGGTGCTGCCCGAACGTTGTCGATCGGGAAGAGAAGACCGTATTTCTTGGAGCCAGTCGCGGTCACCAGCTCGAAGCAGTGGCTTGCGCCGTTGGGTCGATCCGCCGTGTTCTGGATGACGGTTGCGACGTTGGAAGCGCCATCGGAAACCAGCATCACGTGGTCGAGACAGAACGCGAAATCGTCGTTTTTAAAGGTCGAGGTCAGGTTGCAAGCCACGCGCTGGTTGATCTTGGCGCTTCCGTTGATGACAAGGTTTGGTTTGACTGTCGTCTCTTGGGCAGCACTCATGAGCGACCAAACCCCTGCGGAGACGCAGAAATAGACCTCCAGCGAGTCGGTCGTGAAGTAGATGTCTCCTACCGCCGGAGAACCGGCCTTCCCGGCGTTGAGTCCGTAGCCGATCGCGAGGGCTCCACGTGCTGCGAGCGCAGACGAGAGCACCAGGAAGGTATCCTTCATAAACGTACTGACGGTGACTTCGGACGGCAGAACGGATCCAGGATCGATCGCGCTGATTTCTCCGTCCGAGGCCCACTGGAGGATCTTGCTCGCACGGGTCGCCAGATCCGGCATCGTGAGTCCGGTTGGGTTGATCTCGCCAGGGTCGGCCTTGACCGAGCGATTCGAGCCGTCGATTGCGTCGAGCAGCATCAGTGCGAGCCGATCGAGCCCCTCTTCGACCGCGCTGGGCAGCATCGTATCCTGGTTCTCCAGGTCTACGACTTGCTGTACGGGCATCGCGCGGTAGACGACCCAGTTGGAATCCGCGGTCGTCTCGGCGAGGTTCGTGAGCGTGCCGCCCGAACCGCTACCTCCAACCAAAGTGTAATCGACGCCCAGCTCCATTGTCGTCGTGACGCCGTTTAGCTCTTCTTCGACGATGATGTCGCTCGTGTTGTAGAACGGAATGACGATGGTCATTTCCGTGAGCGCTGCAATCGGACCCGGTCCGAAGACCTGGCGAACGGTCTGTTCTGTGACGGTCATCCTGTCACCCCCGCGATGGACTTGAGATAGCGTACCATGCCAGCGATTCCATCCTCGTCGTTCGCGGCCTTCAGGCCCGCGATGTTCTTCTCCGTGAAGCGCTCGCGAAGAAGCGATTGTTCGAGTGTGGTCAGCGGCTTGGTATCATGGTGGAAGTCGTGGCGTTCGTTGGCGGTCTCGACGAGCTGGTCGACGCCGCCGTCCTCGAAGGCCATTTCGAGGTAGGTGAACTCGCCAGTCCTCAGCAGGGCCTCGTTCTCGCCTGCGGAGGGCTCCATTGCCTGGCGCGCACGGCGTCGCGCACGCACGCCAGGAGCGGCCATCTGCTTGATCCCGATTTCGTAGAGTCGGGTGAGGTAGAAGAGCGAGTAGAGGCTCGTGAGACGCGCGGCTGCGCGAATCTCCCGCTCCCTTACCTGGTCCCAGTTTCCACCGGCTACCTTGGCGAGTCCTTCGCCAGCGGTTGCGAGGTTGCGGATCGTGCCCATCGAAGGGCCGAGCAGCACGTCCTTCCAGTCGCGGTTGGACCAGATGTACCGATTGTGGCCTCCGAAGACGAACTGGCCAGGAGAGAGGTCGCCGTTGCTGATGTAACCCAGCGAGGCGTTGATGTCGGGCAGGATGCCGAGCACGCCAGAGCGGTCGACTGCGGAGAGCAGCAGCTCCTTGGAGCTGCGGATCGTGTAGCCGTACTGGCGGGCCTTCGCCTGAGCGACCATCGCGCCCATCGCGATACCCAGCAGGGTGCCGTTGAGCGCCTTGGCATCTTTCCACTGAAGCCCGGAGAAAGCCATCGTCTTCGTGGCCGCGTAGGCGAAGCGCTTGAATTGGAAGATCGTGCGCCCGACCTCGGTGTTGAGAAAGAGTGGCACGTCGCCCGCGTTGGGCGTGATGATCGTGCGGTCGATCTCGCTTCCCAGCGCCATGCGGAAGGCATCTTTGGCCGCGGCGTTGTTCCAGTTGGGGGTATCGAGGTGCCAGATTCCGTTTGGGAGCTTCTTGCCGTCGATCTGGTGCCAGATTTTCTGGATCACGTCGTGGTTAAATCCCCAGTAGGCAAGCCGCTCCATCTGGTCCTTGGTCGCGGCCTTGGCGACGTAGGCCTCGATGTCGTTGGCCATGAGCTGGCCGGTGTAGAGCCCCGCCCAGCGCTTCATCATGTCGTTCCACGGCGAGAGCAGCGAGAGCGCCGCGAAGCGGTCGGCAGCGGCGCGCAGGCCGAGCTGCACGCGGCTCATGCGTGAGTAGTCGTCCGAGAGGTCGAAGACGTTGGCAGCGCGCTGGTTGAGCAGGGTCTCCCAGGCCGTGCCCGAGAGCCGAGCCTCGGCGAGCAGGCCCTTGCGGACGTTGGCTGGCGTGGACAGGATGTTGAGCGCGGTGTTGAAGGTGTGCCCGAGCCCGTTGACGGTGACGAGACGGGCCACGTCCGGCACCGAGGAAAGCATGAAGCCGCCGCCCATCGTGAGGTAGTTAACCATGCGGAAAGATTGGAGGAACTGGTAGGCGCCATGCTCCGGGTTGGCAGGGACAGCGTACTGTCCCCGGAGCAGATCGCGCAGGTTGGCCAGATCCTCCATATCCTTGTTCGCGCGCTTCTCGAACGCAGAGACGGTGTGGGCGGGATCTCCGCGCGCTTTGCGCTCCTTGACCTGCCGGGCAATCTCACGCCGAACGTGGTCGAGCGTGAAGCGCATGTTCGGGTCGCCTTTCCAGCGGCCCGTCTCGGGGTCGACGTTTCCGAAGACCCGTCCGATCTCGATGTCGGGGACCATCGTGCGAAACAGGAAGCGGGTGACAAGCTGCACGTCGTCTTCCAGCCAGCGCTCGATCTCGAAGTCGTGGAGGTCGAGCGAGCGCGGGCGGGTGGAGCTGGGCTGGCGGAACTTCATGTACTCGGGCTTCTTGAAGACTTCTGAGAGGCCCGCGATGTCGCGCTCGGGCGTTCGCGCCGAGGCCGTGCCCATGATCTGGTCGTAGACGCGCTCCGCAGCCTCATAGGCCTCCTTGGGCTGCATGTCGTACTTCTCCTGCCAGCGGTCTGCGACCGTGCGAATGAAGGCGACGCGCTCCTCGGGCTTAGCGAGCAGGCGTTTCTTGAAGACCCGGCGGAAGTAGCTCTCGCCCGTGGCTTCGCCGCGCTCGTTGAAGACCCGCGTGGTGGGATTTCCCTCCGCGTCCACGCGCACGATCGGATCCATGAGGCCGACGTCCTCGGCAGCGGAGAAGAGCGCGTCGTAGCGCTTGCGCGTCTCGCGCGCGACGCGCTCGACGTGGGGATTCGTGGAGCCCGCCTCGCCGTCGAGCTGGCGGCGCATCGCGCGGCCCACCTCCTCGAAGAACTGGTGCTTGGTCATGACGCCCTCGGGAGCGCCTCTGAGGCGATCCAAGGCGTCGTACTTGAGCACCTGCGCGTTCAGTCCCTGGTCGGGCTTGAACTTCTTGCCCGCCAGTTCCATGCGGTACTCGACCCAGCCGCGGTCCTGGATCTCGACGAGCTGTCCGAGCACGCGATTCCACATCTTCATGCCCAGCTCCGCGGAACGGCTCTTCGCGGTGCCCTCGGCGAATTGGCCCATGCGGAGCTGCATGTCGAGCAGCTTGGGCGCAACCTGGCGGATCAGGCGGACGTGGCTGGTGGCCAGCCGCAGCGATGGAAACATGAAGCGGACGAGCTTCTCGACGCCCATCGCCGAGACGATCTCGGCCTCGGTGGCCGACACGTCGGGGTTGTAGGCCCCCGTGGTGTCGATCTCCTCGGCCTCGCGTGAGACGCCGATGGTGCCGTCGTCCTGGTAGCCACCTGGCACGACATGGCCCTCGTCAAGCAGGTCTTGTTGGGATTTCGTGGAGCACGGAGACGCGCAGGTGATCGAGCGCTCCAGCCGGAAGCGCACGGGCTCCTTGGCGCGATCGTGTGCGTGCAGCCAGCCCCACGAGACTGCGTCTGGCGTCTTTCCCTTTGGGAAGCGCTTGACGCTCGCCTCGATTGGGTCAAATTGCCCCGCTTCGAGCATCTTCGCGAGTTTCTTGGTGTTCTTGAGTACCACGATCTCGACCGGGATTACCGGATCGAGGTCATCGGGAAGGGCTCTCAGATGGCCCAGAGAGCCACTGTCCTGAAACGCCACAACCTTCATCTCTGAGGCGACGTGTTGCGTGGGCCTATTGGGATTCCTCTCGATCACGTAAAGGCGGATCCTACGGAGTTTCAGGATGCCCTCTTCCGCTGGCGCAAGACGTTGCGCTGTGCCCTCGGGAAGCATTCCGCGCAGCCGATTCCAGGGAACGAAGGTGGTCGTGTGAGCTGATTCGCCCACCACCTCGCGCTGGTTCTCGATCCAATGCCAGTTTGGCTGGCTGGAGACGGCCTGCTCGGCCTCGGAGAGCCCGATGATCGGGCGCTTGGGGTCGACGATGGTTCCGTGGCGCGCGGCATCGATGTCGGCGATCGTGAGCGGCGCATCAGGATCGTCAGAGGCCCTAAATTCAACCTTGCGCGGTGAAACCGAGTGCTTGAGCTGCGTCGAGTGAAGGCCCATCGGAGAGGGCTCGATCCCATGGAGCTTTCGCGCGGCTTCTTGCACCTCCTGGATACCAGAAATAAATCGACCTCTTCCACCCTCCTCAAAGATCCAGAAGCCGTCTTGTAGCTGTAGTGACTCATCTTCTGGATCGAAGAAACGCTCAAAGACGTCGCCGTGAGTTTGCCCACCCGCAAAAACTTCACCCGTTTGTGCATTACGAACAGCGGGGACCATGGTTCCCGGTTCAGGTTCATCCGCTCTTGCGCGGAGATCCTCGCGGACGTGGAACTGTGGCGTACCGCTCGCGGGCCTTCCGCGTCCGACGGACTCGCCGTAATACGCCCATGTCTCGGCCTTGAGACGACGCGCGATCGCGAGCGGAACCATCACGCCGCCCACCATCGCGCCAAACAGCGCGCCCGAGACGACGTTGGCGCCAGTTTGGATCGGCGTGCGGAGATTCTGGCTCTTCTGCAGGACGGCCTCGGCGGCGAGGTTGCCCACGAAGCCCGCCTGTGCGCCTCGGCTGAACGTGCGCCAGGCGAGCCGGTTTGCACTGACGTCGAGCAGCGCGCGGGCCGTCTTCGGCGCGGCGGCGCCGACCGGGATCAGGTTCACGGGGTCGATCAAGCCCGCGAGCAGGAAGGCCCCCAGCGCATGGGGCGAGCGGTTGACGGTTTGGAGATCCTCCATCTCGCGCTCGACCCGGAGCTTCTTGACCTTCCAATCCTCGAGATTTGTGACATCGGCGAGAAGCTCGGGGTAGTCCTCGAAGACGGTGCCGCGATTTAGCTCGGGATCGAAGGCGTCGAACTTCGGGTCCGGGGCATGGCCGGAGAGTGGGAAGCGCATGCGCTCGCGCAGCGCGCCCACGGTGTTCTCCAGCGTGAAGGCCGCTGGAATCACCTCGCCCCAGAAGTCCGGCTGGTTTTGCCAGAGCCGCCGCTGCACGTCGAGACTGACCTCGCTCTCCGCGAAGCTGTAGATCGAGCGATGGACGGGCTTGACGAAGGGCATCAGTCCGATCGCGCTCCAAAGCGCTCGCGGCGGATCTGGCGCTTGCGGGTCTCGTAGTCAAAGGGCGGGGCACTCGGGACGAAGTCCGCGCCCGTTGCGAGGCCCTGGCCGAGACCGCCGGGCTGGCGCTCCTCGAACAGCCCGATTGTGGGATCGTGCAGCCGGAAGCGCTCGAAGAGCTGGATGTCGCCGAGTCCCTGGAGACGGACCGGGTCATCCTGCTCGGCGAGCTTGAGCCGCTGCTCGGTCTGTTCCCGGGAGAGCCCGAGGCGCGCATGGTTGAGCACGACCGCGCGCGCGTAGCTGAGCAGATCCTTGCGGTGCTGCTCCTGCCACTCCTTGGATTGCCGCACGTCGTACTGGAACTCGTAGGCCTCGGGATTGCCAAAGAGCAGGTCCGAGAGGTTGTGGAAGCCTCCATCCTTGCCGCGGTATTGGAGGTAGCGCCCTGGCGCGGGCCGACCCGTCTCGGGATCGCGACGTCGCTCGCTTTCGGAAGTCACCCAGGAGCGGATCTCTGGGGTGCCGATTCCGAAGTCGCCGAAGAGCCCGAAGGGATTGGCGAAGAACTTGTCGAGCGTACCGCCGAACTCGGCCAGCTCCAGCATCTTCCAGTTGGCTTCGTCCCAGGCGAAGCGTGGGATTTCGCCGGGCTCGATCGAGGCCTTCGGATCGCGCTCCGAAGCCCAGGCCATGAACTGCCAGACGTCTCGTTCCCACTGTTCGTAGGTGATCGTGTCGGTGAACTCCGGGATGTCGTCAAGCCAGCTCGTGCTGCCACCCGCGGCCTTGTAGGCGTGGATCGTGTCCATCAGCTCGGTTCGCATCGCTTCCTTGAGCTGCTCGCGTGTCCAGTCCCAGCTTCCGTTGACGGGCGGGTAATACTCCTCGATCGTGCCACGTGCCCAGCGCGGCGGTCCTTCGTACTGCGTCGGATGCCAGACGTTGAGGATTTGGCCCATCGCCCATTTCTCGGCGGCTTCCTTCTGCGCGCCGTTAGCGAGGTACTCCATCCGAACCAGCTCCTCGTACTGGTCGACCATTTCGTGAGGGACGATGATCGAGGTCATGTCGCCCTGGAAGATGTGCTTGAACTTGTTGAGCAGGCCGATCGTGGGACGGCTGTAGATCAGCTCTCCCTCGATTTCCGCGAAACCCTCTGGGAGCGCATCGGCCTGGACGGCGGTCATCAGCGCCGTAATCGGAGCGATCTGGCCGTGCTCTTGGAGATAGGTCAGCTCGGATTCCGATTCCGCAAAGCCTGTCGGCTGGCCGATGCCGAAGTAGCCCTGGCGCATGCCGATCTTCTGGACGTAGTCCTGGATCGTCACGCCGTTTTGCAGGGTGAAATCGAGCTCCGCGAGCTGTTTTCCGAGGCTCTCCCGTGCGTAGTTCTCCTTGGCCGAGAGGATCGACCACTTCGTCGAGGATTCGTTTACATCGGCGCTTTCGGCCTGACGCTCCGAGGTCTGGACGAGGTTTACGATCTCGTCGTGTCCGAATCCCTTGGCCTTGAGGTCCGCAATCATCTGGGCGCGTTGGCCCGCATGCTTGAAATCACCCGAGAGCCCCTCGTAGAAGCCGGGTTTTCGCTTCGCGGCTACGTCGAGAAGCATCGCTGCCGCAACCACGTTATCGGCGCTCTGGGTTTCGAGGCTCATGATCCGCTGGATGGCGCGGGACTCCCACGACTTGGGAATCTGCCCATCGAGCAGGTCGACGTAATGGGCCTGGCTCTCCATCGTGTTGACGTCGGTCCAGTCGTAGCCCTGCTCGCGCATCTTGACCGAGTCCGCAGCGATCAGCTTGTCGAGTACCTCGATGGTGAAGTCTTCGAGCGCCTTCGGATCGTCCGGGTTCATGGATCCGGGCTCGCGGTTGAGATAGCGCGCATAGGCGTCGAACTTCGCCATCTTGTCGACCTTCTCGTCGACGATCTTGGCGTTCATCGCGATCAGATCGCGCGCCTGCTTGTGCGAGAGATCCTCGGTCGCGTCCATCTGGCGAATCTGGGCTTCGAGCGCATGCGAAGCCCCGCCGTCGCGGATCTGATACCAGAGATCCTGGAAGTTATCCCGCTGCATGTCCGCGCGGATTGCACCGATGACCTCGGGGATCTTCGTTGGATCGAACGATCGGAAGTCGCCACGTTGGAGGCGGTCGATCGCCTCCTTGTGACGGTTGGCCTTGACGAGCGCACTGACCGCGAGCTTCTCGATGTCCGAGAGGATGGTCTGGTGCGCGATCTTGCCCTGGTAGGGGGTCAGCGCACCAGTTTCAATCGCGTGGTCCGTCATGTCCTTGGCGAGATCACGCGCGCGCGTAAGGTTCTCGTTCGAGGTGTCCTGTGCGACCGAGCGGGTGAGCGAGCGCGCGGCGTCCTCGAACTGGGCGCGGCTTTCCTGGCGTTCGAGCGAGAGCTGGTCCGCGAGCACCTTGCCGCGGGCTACGTGAAGGGTGCTGTTGATCCGCAGATCGAAGTCCGAGCGGACGGACGGGACGGTGATCCGCTCGCGGATCGCGGAGAGGTCGCGCTCGATGTCGGAATTGAAGGTCCGGAGCATCGTCCGCGGATCGTTGCTGGCCATCGCCTCGGACTGGCGCAGGTTGATCGCATCCTGGGCGGCGATCAGGGACTCGTTGAAATCCCGCCGTGTGCGGTCCTTGAAGAGCGCCCGTTCGAGGGCCTGCGTGGCCTCCAGGGCGCTCGCGCCGAGATTGGCGATCATCGCCGCCTCGGGAATCGGGCGCGGGAAGTTGATCGAAAGCTCAGGCCCTCGCGGGGCGGATAGCGGAATCTTCGGCATCAAACACTCGGCGGGGTCGTGATGGCTTTGAAGCTCCCGCTGGGTGCCCCGACGCTACCCGGCGGTGCCGTGGAGACGGTTGTTGCGGGCGAGAACAGACCGCGACCCAGCGACTCGCCGATCCCTTCGGCCAGGTCGAAGAAGGTCTCCCCCGCGGCCTTGTAGAGCGACTGCTGTCCCGCGTTGCGCCACTGGGCGGCGGTGATCTGTCCCGCCGACTTGATCCGCGCGATCTGGCGCTCGCCATCGAGTGCGATCTGCATGATGAGGTCGAGATTGGGCGTCGCAGCATTACCCGCTGCGGAAGCCGCGATCGCCTGGCCCTGCGCGATGCGGTTCTTGATGCGCTGGTCCGCTGCCGCGAGGCGGCTGTAGGAGAGCACCGAATCGGCGATCAGCGAGTCGCCGCGCTCTTGCATGAAGCCTGCGGTGAGCTTGACCGCGAGCTTCCCGGCAGAGAGGAAGAGCGGCGTGAGGTTTTCCCAGCTCGGTGTGAAGGCCATCAGGAGATCCTCGACATCATCACGTGGTCTGCGGCGTCCGGGCCGTAGCGCGGCAGGAAGCCGTCGACCGCAAACCCCAGGTGGGAGAGAAAGGCGATCCCGCGGTTGAAGGTCGCCGGAACCGTGGCCTGGAGCCGCCAGAACTCGAAATTCCTGCACGCCAGTTGCAAGAGCTGCATCGCCCCTGCGGTCAGCGTGATGGGGTAGCGTGGCGCGCGCTCGTCCACGTAGCCGAAGAGATGGCCAACACCCTTCCAGAGCGGCAACACGCCGAACACCGCGAGTGGCGTGCCGCGATGGAGGATTGTTCGGGCATGCACTCCCAGCCATTCCCCGCGTGGGAGTTGCGTTTCTGGATCGGTGCTGGCCATCCACTCCGGTAGACGGATCGCAGAGAGGTCTTCGAAGCTGGCCTCGCGAATGCTTACCTTGTGCTCCATTCCACCCTCGCCACCAGGCCGATCACATCGAGTGGGACTGGCTTGTCAGAGGCCACGTAGTAGCTCTGATCCGTGTCGATTCCGAGGTCCGCATGAACGTCCACGTCGAGCGTTCGGAGCGGAACCGGAAGCTCGGCGAGATCGGAGATCCTGCGGAGGTTAATCGTCTTGAGCGTTTCGAGCGATTTGCCGATCTGCACGTAGTTCGTGCGGTGGAGTCGTAGGTGGTTCTCGACGATCCGCTTGGTGCGTCCAATGAGTGTACCACCCGGCGCTCCCGTCTCCTCGATCGGAAGGGTGTGGATGTAGGCGATGAAATTCAGGCCTACCCGGACCTTGCTCGCCGCGTAGGGAAGCGTCACCGAGCCGCCCGAGACCGTGAGCGGGCCGATCCAGGAGCCATCGGCAATCGCATAGACGGCCTCGTTTTCCAGGTGATCGAGGCCCGAGAAGTTGGTCTCGGGAATCCCGTCATAGATGACTGGCGAGGCATCGAGGAAGGCCGCGTCTTCGAGTGCAGCGTCGGTGTAGAAGGGTTCTTCGAGAAACTCGACGTAGCGCCGGAGCTGGCCGTTTACGGTCCGCTCGACTACCAGCCAGAGCTGGTCGTAGGCGCGGCTGTCGTCCTTGACCACGGCTGCGGAGCGGACCTTGGCGCCGGTTCCACCCATCGTATGGGCGTGCCAACCGAGCACGCGCTGGGTGCGCTCGTAGGTGATTCCAACGAGCAGGCCGTCGTTGCGGACGCCCCAGATGATCGAGTTGGGCTCCTCCGCGTAGGCGAGCTGCACGAAAGGCTTTTCGGTCAGATGGGAGGCGAGGATCGAGAGGTCTTGGGGCACGAAAGCGTCGCGCTCGAAGTCGAAGCCGATCGCGAGCAGCTTGTGGCCGCTCGCGCTGGAGTAGACGATCTCGTCCGAGACCCGGACGGGCTTGACGAGCGCGGAGCCGAGCACCGCGGAGGGTCGCGAGTTGATGTTCTCGGGAGAGATCGCTTCGAGCAGCGAGGTGGCCTGGATCGGCCAGATGGCGCCGGTCGTGCCGACAATGAGCTGTCTAACGGCAGCGATCCACGCCATCCGGTCGATCTGGCCCGAGCCGAGCGTATAGTCGATCGCCGCGGCCTGCGTGACCACGCGCGAGTTGTCGGTAGCCTCATCGACGCCGACATCGGGACCAAAATCCGTGAACAGGCCGATCTGGGAGCCCCAGATCGTGTTGGGAAGCGCGGGCGTCGAGGCGAGCCAGAGCCGTTGCTCGTGGATCGCGCAGTAGCGGGGATAGTTCCCCGTGTAGAAGGCGCCCCAGCGAAAGACCCATTGTTTCGCGTCGCCGATCCATCCGCGATGGACCTGGACGTTGGCGGTATTGGCATCGGCGATGTTGTCGAGGATGCCCCAGGCCCAGATCGGGCTCCCGTTGGCGTCGAGGCCATCTCGATAGCGGAAGCGCCGCAGCGTGTCGCGGTCGCTATCGAAGAAGGCGCCGTCCATCGCGATCTGGTCATCCGAGTAGCCGACGATCGAGTGGACGCCCGTGCCGCGGTCCGTGAAGTTGATCGGAATGCCGTCGTTCGCGGTGGCGTTGAGATGGAACTGGTGGTCGTTGATCCGCTGAATGAAATAGAAGGTCGAGAGAGAGATTCCGGTTGGCTGCGTGCCAGTGGTCTGGACCTCGATCGGGCCCTCGCCATCCTCGTAGCCGTGGTTGGGAATCGTGATCGAATCCGCAGGGCCCTCCGTCTCCGACGTCTTTGCCACATCGCCAGGGTAGAAGTCGCGTGGCGCGCTCTCCGTGACAGCGGGGTCGTTGGTCGGGTCCATGAGCTGGGAGACCTTGGTGTTGATCTCCTCCCAGGGACCGTCCTTGAAGAACACGGGGATGATGCGGAAGCTGTCCGCAGCCCAGCGTTCGAGCTGCATGGGCGGGTGGTTCTCATGGGTGATGTAGAGAACGTCCCCCGATTGGCAGAAATCCAGCTCCCAGACCTCGTCGATCGTGTACGGCGCATCGACGGCCTGGATCACGGAGGCGTCCGGGGCGATGTGGTGGTACTCGCCTGCCGCGAGCGTGCCACCATCGGAAATCGACACCACAGCGCCGCCAGGCGTCGTCGAGAGCCCAAAGCTCGCGGGCCCGGCGCTGGCTGCGGCGAGCACGATGTAGTAGTCCGTCGTGTCGTCCCAGCCCGTGGGCAGCGTGCCGTCCGACCACACGCGGTAGGGACCGGAGCCGTCCCGGTAGTAGTGGGGTCCGGTCAAGCCCACGGTCTCGTTGGTCGTGTCGACCCGTGAGTCGTCGAAGTCGTTTGAGGGCGGAATGACCCAGCCGCCCGACGCAGAGGGCGTGAAGAATCGGATGATTCCCTCTCCAAACTCGAAGACGTAGGACTGTAGATTCGAGAAGATGAAGGGGATCAGGCGGCTGTTGTGCGACTCGTCTGCAACGGTGGTGATGTAGCGGCTACCCGCGCGCTTGACGACCGGACCGACGGTCGTTGGGACCATGTTTCGGCAGGAAAGCAGCGCGTGGCGGTAGGGAGTGGTATCCGAGCGCCCTGCGGCAAGCGGGCTGATCTCCCCGCTGTTGAAGGAGTTTTGAATCAGGTGCGCTTGCGGCATCAGCGAACATTAATCCACGAGGAGCTTTGGATTCGCTTGGGACTGCCTTCCTGTCCGTCCGAACCGCGCGCGCTCGTGATCGCTTCACGGTAGAGGTCGAACATGGCTTGCTTGAGATTTGCTGCCTTGACGAGCGGTTCGGTCCAGGCCAGGGCGAGCCGCAGGGCGAGCGCGTTGACCAGCTCCGCGTCGTAGCGGCTGACCGTGACGTTTCGGAAGATGTACCGGATCTCCAGCGGCGAGGAGAGATCGGTGACGATCGTGTTCTCCTCGACCTGCCAGAGCCAGCCCTCGCCACCTCCAACGCCCGCCTGCTCGCCGTTGACTTCGAGCACCCGCAGGCAGTCGTTTGGAATCTGGTAGGCGAAGTCGAAGCCCCACTCGGGAGCCGTCGCATTGGCGGGAATCGAGGCGCGCCGTGTCGCACAATTCCAGGGATGGGCGCGAAGAACCTCATCGCGAATCTCGTTGTAGCTCGTCCGAGCGAGTAGACCCTCGCGGGTGTCCTCGTCGAAGCTTGAAATCGAGTTCGCGCCGAGATGAGTCGTGAGCGCGATATTGCAGATGTCGACGGCTGTATTCGCCATTTAGCGTCTGGAAGAACACCCGGCCCCACACCCTCCAGGCGTTTTGGAGCCGGGTGCCTCCTCCCTCCTGAGAGACCGTTAGGTTCCAGGCATGATTACGTCGAAAGCGAGCGCGAAGTCGACAAAGGCCGATGGCGTTCCAAGCCAGCTCCAGACGATGTCGAGATCGATTCGCGGATCTTCTGTAAACGTGCCGGTTGAAAAGGACGCCATCCACCACAGGGGTTTGCCGATGTCTGCCAGGCTGATGCTCGACGAGCCCACGCCGTTGCTGAGAATTTCCGCAGCTCGGTTGAACGAGGTTACCCCGATGTTATCGGCCAGGCAGTTGTCATCGATCGCAGCGCCGTCGTGGTTGAGCCCCGCGTAGAAGACACCGCAGTCGCCCAACCCACCCGTCCCAGCAGCAGAGTTGTACTTCAGGATTCCCGTGATCCTGGCACTGGACGGAAGTGTCAGCAGACGGACGGTATCTCCAGCGGTAGGCGTGGTGTGTTCGAGCGAAACGATATAGCGGTGCAAACTTCCCCATCGCGTCCACACCGTGTTCGACGGCTTTTTCCGGGGCTTGGCCAATGCAGTCTGAAGCAGTCCATTGGAGTCCGGATCTGCGAACCAGGTGGAAAAGTAGTTGGCCATAATGGCTCCTTCTACTCGATCAGAAAAAGATCGGCTGTGATGTCGAAGCTCGTGCTTGCTCCGGTGATGGTGAAGTTCACAGAGAAACTCTGCGGCAGCGGAAACTCACAAACGACGTCGATCTGCTCTGATGCGCTCGCACCAGGCAAACCGAAGACCAGGATCGAGGTCGTCTCGGTCGTGATCCCTGGAAGCAGACAGAGGCGCTCTTCCTCTGCTCCATCCATGAGATTGACCGAGACGCCGAGACTCGAAACGCCAACCTCATTGGCGGTTGTGACGACCAGGTAGCCGCGCGTGTAGCGATCGTTTCCGATCGCTCCACTCTGGTTTGCCGCAGCGTCGGTAACGGTCGTATCGGTGAGAAGGTTGATCTTCTTCCAGTCCGCATGAGCGGAAGTCGGAAAGAGGAACGCGGCCAGGAGCAGCCACGATGCCAAGGTGGATTTTCGCATGATGACCTCAGAGTGTGGGGAGGCGGGCGACGAGCAACCCGCCTCCCCGATGGCCTGATCCCCCCCCGGAATCAGGGCCGGTTACGCGCCGCTCGTGTATTCCACGATGACGGTATGCCGTGCTCCGACCGTCACACCGTTGAGGTAGGTGTAACAGAGGTCCATGTTGATTACCGGGTCGGCACTATAGGTCGTCACCGCTCCGAGGTTGACGAGTTCCCAGAGTGTGAGTCCGACGTCCTCGTCGTTCACGTTGGCATCTGTGAGCACGCGCTCGGTGAGTGCGTAACCCGCTGCCGCGTCGAGCCCGGAACCGAACAGTGTCCGGTCGAGGACCGCGCCATCGTTGTTGTCCCCGGTGGCGTAGATCCCCAGATCGACGGTCGTCAGCGCGGTTGCGGATCCGTCGCAACAATCGCGGATCGAAAAGATCCGGTCGCTGCTCTTGAGCGTGAGTAGACGCGCGACTTCGTCGTCTGCCACGGTTGACGCGCCCATGTCGATCTCGGCGCGCGAAATTCGCTTCCGCGAGTGCTTCTTTCCAGACGATGTCGCAGTTCTGGGATCGACGATCGCCTGGATGTCTACCCCGGTTCCGAAATGGTCGCTGTAGTGGACGGCCATGTTTTCCTCGTTTTGCCTTCAGCGAGGGATGGGAACCCACGCGACCCCGCGAGGGTTCCGCTCCCTCAGTGTCTTACGTCTCGTCGTGCTTGACGCGCACCACGCCGTAGGGGTCCATGCGAGTTGCGCCAATTCGCATCTCGTAGAACACCTGCGTCGAGTAGCGCTTCGTCGGCAGGCGGTCGATCTCGCCACGGGGGTTGATCCCAATGGCGAGCTTCATCGAGTCGCGTTGCCACGCGAAGCTGTCTCGCACGTCGTTGCCGTCGATCGCGCCACGCTCGCCACGAATGAACGTGAAGCCCAGCAGGGTGTTGACTTGACCAGCGACGAGCGCCCGGACGCTGTTGTAGTCGATGCTCTTCACCTCGTTTTGGTTGAGCAGGGACTCGATCCCGCTCGCGGAGGTGTAGAAGAACCGGTCGTCCTCCGGCACTTCCGCCTGGTCGAGTCGGCGCTTGGCCTCGATGACCTGCTCGATCTGGAGATTGAGCGGACCCGCGACCACCGCGACCTCCCGGTCTGCCGGGAAGGGCTCGGTGCCGGTGCCAGTCTGGCCCGTTGCCGCCGTGGCTGCGAAGGCTTCGAGGATGACATCGTCCATCGTACGCCCTGCGGCCATTGCGAACGCCTGCGTGTAGGCGTTGGTCGGGTCGTTGAGCACCTGGACCTTGTCGTCCGAATCGACGAGGTCGGCTACGTCCCATGACTCCAGCGTCACCATGCGCCGCGTGTGCGGCGTGTCGGTGTACTCGGTGTCGCCGTGGCGACTCGTGCGCTTGCTCATCGTGGTCGCGTTGAGCTGGTCGTAGTAGGCCCGGTCGCCGACGACGCTTGGATCTACGCTGACCGCTCCCCGCAGCCGCGACATCTTCTGTTGTGCGAGATGCGTGATTCCGTCCGTGAATTGCTGGACGAAATGCTGGTCTACTGTTGCGGACATCGAAATGCCCCTCCATTCATTGGCTTCAATGAGTCGAAGGGGTTGCCCGCGAACGGACCCTTTCTTGCCTGACCGTCAGACCGCCGACCCTACTTTCGGGCGAGCAGCCGGACTCCGTGTGGGAGTTACCCGGCGGTTTTCTTTCGTCGACCTCCCTTCTTGCGGAGAATTGTCGAGGAACTGGTCTCGGAGGGAGCCCGATCGGGCACCGCGGTAGGCGCCTCGACGGCAGGCGGTGGCACTGGGTTGCGGATTTCGACGACGGCTTTCGCCATCTCGATGATCTGCGGGAGTCGTGTCTCCGGGCGTGAGGCCGAGAGGGACTCGATGAGTGCGATGCGGAAGTCCGCGTCGCTCTCCATGATGAACTCGACAGCCGGGGGAATTCCCAGCTTGAGGATCTGGATGTCGTTTACGGAGCCCGCACGTCGTGTGAGCGCGAGGCGCGCAGCCACCGCGTACGCGCGATCCTCTGGGTCGAGTAGGACTTTCTCGCCGATCATCCCCCACCCCCTGCTGCCTTCATAGCGTACAGATCATTTCGCCTTTGTACAGCCCTCGCGTGTCCGGGATCGTCCACGTTGTAGAGGGCCTGCTGGAACTCGCTGTCTCCTTCGAGCTTGGCGAGCTCCTGCGCGGCCTCCTGCGGTGTCATCGTCATCCGCTTGCGGTCGCCGACACCGTGGATGTTGTGCTCCTCGTAATCCTCTCCCACCTTGGCCATCGCGCGTACGAAGGCGGGATGGACGCCGAGCATGGTGCCATCGGCCAGTCGGGTCGTGGCGATCATCGTCTTGTTCTCGCCGAAGAGCACGTCGAGGGCCACGTTGGCGCCGCGGATCTTGGCGTCGTAGGCGCTGCCCCACTCGCGCTTGAGGATCTTCTGGGCTTCGGCTTTGGCGTTCTGGGCGTTGGACAGCTCGCTCTGGAAGCGCTCGCCCTGGTGGCTTACGAAGGCCTGGCCGACCTTTGCGACCTGCTCGGGGGTGAGTCCGGCCTCATGCATCACGCCGAGCATCTGGCTCTCGAATTCAGCGTCCCGCTCGAAGCCTTCCGGCACCTCGACGGCTGTGTCGAAGTTGTAGCCATCGGGCTTCTCGGGCACGCCGATCGCCTTGCGATAGCGCGCCCACTCCTCGGCGCTCGCGTCCTTGCCGGGTACGCGGGTGCCCTGGCGAGACATCGCGGCCTCCAGCTCCAGGTAGCCGCGACCCAGCGAGGTCGGGTCGGCGAACTTCGACAGGCCCGGATGGCCACGCACGTCGCCGTCGAGCTGATCGGTCCAGTGTCCCTTGGGCTCGGGCGGCGGCGGCGGCTCGGGCGGTGCGGGCGGATCAGCGGGCGGATCGGCAGGCGGGTTGGGAGGCTGCGGCGGTTCGGACATGGGGGGTTACTCCTCAAGTTGTCTGCGGTGCTGGTCCATGACGCGGTCGAGGTCTTGGTTGGTGATCTTGAGAATCTGGTGGATGTGGAGCACGACCCAGCGCCGTCCACAGAGATTGGCGGTGGTCAGCGGATCCTCATGGAAGAGGTCCTTGTTCCAGCCGCACTGGTCCATGAGATCGGCGAGTACGGCCTCGCCCTCTGGCGTCGTGAAGACGCGGCGGTAGGCATCCCGCCTCCGCAGACCAAAGTCGAACAGCTTTTTCGCGTTGAGCTTTGCCGTGGCACCCACCCATCAGGCTGCTTGCGACATAAGTTGTGCCACGTTCACGCCGACATCGCCAGCGGCCTTGGCCATTTGCGCGGCTTCGTCCATCTGTTGCGCGGCTGCGGCCTGCTGCGCGCGTGCGCTGCGAAGCGCGTCACGGTCGCGGTCCGAGCGCAGAATCCCGATCGGAGCGCCGCGGGCCTCGTGGATGATCTTGAGACTGGCGTCGGGATCGAGTCCGTCGATGATCTGCGGGACGCCCATCTCGGCAATCGCCGCTGCGCTCTGCCAGACCTCCATCGTGGCGCGTGCCTCGGGGAGCCGTTGGCTGCGGAGCACTGGGCTGTTGTACTGGATCTCGAAGTCGCGGCCCTGCAGGATGCGCGGTACGGGCGGGAGCTTGCGCTGGCGCAGCATGATGTAGAACTGGCGCTGGACCATCGGATCGAGCAGCTCGACCTTGAGCCGCGAAAGCATCGGTGCCATCATGCGCTGCGCTTCCGCTGACAATTCAAGCACTTGCGTCGCCGTCATGCGCGGGTCGCGGAAGAGCTGCATGAGGGTGGCAAAGAAGGTCTCGCGCACGCTCTGACGCACGTCGTTGATGATCTCTTGCGTGATCGGGAAGATCGTGCCGGTCGGAAGCGTCCCGATTGGGTTGCCGCGCGAGCGGATCATCAGGTCCTCACGGACGATATTGACCGATCCCGGCGAGGTCACGATCTGGGTCAGCACGCCATCGTCGGGCGAGGTGAGCGGCGGGTCCGCGGCCTTCTGGCCCATCGCGAGTACCGTCCGCATCATCTCGTTGAGCATCATGCCATCCGAGAGCGCGGTCATGCCGGGGCCGCGCCCGTAGGTCTCTCCGGCCTCTCGGCTCCAGCGCGCGACGTGGATCGGCAGCTCGAAGTAGCCGCCTTCCGAGAGGATCTCGTTGTCTTCGAGCATCACGTAGACGCTGCGCCAGGGCTTCCGGGAAGAAGGGAGAAGGCCCGGCTGGGTGCTCGGATCGTCGACGCGGTGGACGAGGTGGACGAAGTTGAACTTCTCTCCCGGCGATCTGGCGACCGCCTCGTTGAGCTTGCGGCTCCTGGTGACGTGGTTCGACCCCTCGCCCCAGGCGAGCGCGGCCTGGCGCGCGGAGAACTCGAACGAGCGCGCGACCACGTCGACCACGCCCAGGTGGTTCTCCTCGAAGTAGATCTCCTGAAGCGGACGCGCCGAGAAGTGGGTGTAGTCGCCCATGTCGACGGTCATCATCGCGGAGGTGCCGAAACCCCCGATGTCGTAGAAGATTTCGGCCATGTTGACCGAGAAGCTCGCCTTGGGGAGCGCGAAGGCCCGGCGCATGCGCTTGGTGACTTCCTCGAACCACTCGATCGAGTCGCGGTCCTCGCGCAGCTCGTCGTCGGCGGGAACCACCGAGAACCACGGGGTCGAGGGGTCGGCGAGGAGGCCCTGGAGTCCGCCCGCGAGCTGGACGTTGGCCTGCTTCGCGGTCGTATCGAGGATGTCGACCGTGCGCCGCCGCGGTGACGACCGGGTCGTGAAGTCCCGGCGTCCGAAGAGGTTGTCCGCGCAGGCCTGCCACTCGCTCTCGAACCAGGAGCGGTCGCCGGTCATCGAGTCGAATCGGTCGAGCACGTCCTTGGCGGTTTCGAGCATCCTACTCGCCCACCAGGGTCATCTGCTTGGCCTCGCCGCCGAGCGTCATCGACGCTCCGACCTTGCTCTGGTCGAGCGTCTCACCCTCTCCCGAGATCAGGGTGAAGAAGCCGCGGCGGCGGGCGGCATCGAGCACCGCCTGGTCGGCCTTGTCGACGTTGGTCTTGGGCATCGGGAAGTCCTGCGCCTCGGGCTTGTTGAGCACGGAGGCCGTGATCGTCGCTGCGGTCCCAATGAAACCGAGAATCGCAGGCAGAGCGGGAACCACGGGGGCCATCTTAGGATCCTCCGATCAGGAGCGTGGTCCCGACGAGTCCCGTGTCGTCGATCCGCGGCTGACTGCCACGCGCGCGGATCTTTCCCGTAGCGGCGCGTTCGAGCGCGAGCGCTTCGAGCAGGATGGATGGCTTGGGACGGGTGTCCGCGATGGGCCTCGGCACTTTCGGGGCGCTGTTCATGTTCCTCGTTAGTGCCTGGAGGAGAGCCCGTAGGGGTCGAGCACATTGTAGGAGACGGCGCGGCCCTGTTGCAATCGCGTCGGTTCGGTGCGGAATCCCCGGACCATCATGGCGCCGATCCGAGTCGCATCCAGCAGGTCGTCGAACTTGGGGACGATCAAACCTTCCTTGCGATGGTAGGTCCGATACTCCTCGAACCAGGCGTGACAGTGGGCGAAGACGCGAAAGCGGCCCGATCCCATTCGCTCGTCGAGCATGATGATGCCCGGCTCCACGTTGTAGCCGCCATCCGGGAAGGTCGCGTGCTCGGTGTACATTCGCACGCCCTTCTGGCGATAGAGGTCCGCGTAGCTCTCTCCTGAGCCATCCCGCTTGTAGGCGTCGTGGGGATAGAAGCAGGGAATCCAGTCGGGCCGCATTCGGATCGCGTCCGCGTGGATCGCGACGCGCACGTCGTCGTTCTTGTAGGTGTCGGTCAGGTAGAGGACGTCGCTGTCGCGGTCGTGGGCCAGGAAGGCGACTGCCGTGGGATGATCGCCGTAGCCGAGGTCCATGCCATTTCCACGCGCGAAGTGGGCGGGGATCTCGAAGGGCTCGCAGGCCAGCTCCGATTCGAGGTGCGTAAAGACGCGCCCCGAGCCGAGCATCGGCACGCCTTTGGTGCGCGCTTCCCGCTCGTGGGGCGGGTAGTTCTGGATGATCTCAGCGCGGCGCGACTCCGGGATGTGGTGGGCCTCGTCAATCGACATCATCACCCACCAGCGCTGCTCGCTCGTGGGCTCCGGGTAGAAGAGCCGGACGACCTCGCTCATGCCTTCGAGTGGTGTGAAGGTGATGATGATGTGGCCCGCGGTGTTGGTGACACGCGCCAGGCACGCGGTGTGGATCTTGGCGGGCGGCTCCTCATCGAGCCAGATGAAGTCGATCTCGTCGGACTCGAAGGTGCCGAGCTTCATTTCGTAGCTCTTGAAGACGAGCCGGGAGATGTCGCCGCTGACGTGCTTGATGAGCACGTAGTCGACCAGGCCAGAGATGGCACGGTTCATGACGGGCCTCTCGGCGATCGCGTCCTTCGGGATCATGCCGGTTCCCCAGTTGGGCTCCTCGCCGAGCAGCATCACCTGGACGCGCTCGCGGGTGGCCTTGTTGGAGACGCCCGAGGCCCAACAGCGGATACCCGTCTCGTAGCGGTGGCCCTCCCACCAGGGCGGGTAGCGCCCGGTCAGGTGGCACTGGGTCTCGAAGCCGCCCGCGTAGGTCTTGCCGAGCTGGTTTCCGGCCATGAAGAGCCGGAAGCGCTTGTGGGCCCCCATCTGGTGGAAGAGGAGTTGCTTTTCGTGGGGGTTATAGGTCTTCGCTTTCTGGAACTGGAGATCCCGAATCGAGCGCGCGGCTTCGCGGAGCGCGTCGATCCCCCGATGCGGGTCCAGGTTCAATCCCACAGGCGCGCGCAAGCCCCTCGATGTCGATTTCGAGGCCTGGGATCTTCTTGACCGCCCTTTCGATGTAGGCAAGTACCTGCTCCGGTCCCATGTCGTCCAGCTCGTCGATCTTGCGGCTGCGGCTTTCCCGCTTCTGGACGAACATATCATGCTCTTCGGAGCCAATCAGCTCCAGCGCGCGGTTGCTCGCTGTGAGCCCGCCCTTGAGCGTCCGGCCCAGATGCATGTTGGTCTTCAGCTCTTCCAGAATCTCGCGTTTGCCCATCACGTTGTCGTCGAGCATGCGATTGGCGCGTTCGAGCTTGAGCCAGGCGATCCGGGCCTTGACCTCGGGCTTGGCGGCGTACTTCTGACCCTGGCCCTTGGCGTTGGTGGAATTGGTCTTTCCTCCCGAGAGGATGTAGGCGTCCGTGACCGAGGCGCCCGCCAGCGCACGGTACTGAGCGAACAGCTCGCTTCGCGCGTTCGCGAGCGGCTCCGAGCCGTCTTCGGCGGCCCGATTTCGCGCGGCCTTGGGAGTGCGCGCGGCTGGTTGTGCGGTGCGTGCCACGCCCGGTATTATAACGGCACGCCCTCCGCGTGAGACGACCTTGCCGCGAGAGCCGATTCCCGAAGATTCTGTCAGCTACCAGCTCCATCCCGACAGCTACGAGCCCGTCGAGACGGGTGGCCGCTGGTTCAACATGCCGGGTCGCCATCCCGTGACGGGCCAGGTCTTCAACGAGGACCAGGCAGTCGATTTCGCGCTCGAAAACGGGCTGCTTGGAATCGGCTACGACTCCGTCGACCAGGCCGTGCAGGCCGCGGTCACGCGCGCCGAGCTGGGCGACGAGAATCCACTCGTCGCGAATCGACGCGAGCTGCCCTTCAATCCCGGTGGACGCGCACTCGACGGGTTCCTGTATCCCGAGCTGGACACCCCGCTGATGGAGACCGCGATCGTAAGATCGGGCCGAGATCGCGAGATGCAGTCGAACTTCGAGAAAGGCGTGATCCAGCGCGCGATCGCGCGACCGCCCGAAGAGGTGCAGACGATCCTTGGCGAGCACTGGCTCGACGTGGCGAACGACGCGATGAAGACGCTGATCGGGGAGGCTCCGCTCTATCCCGCGCGCGCTCCAGGAAGCGAGCAGAGCTACACGTTCGAGCGCTTCGACGCGAGCGGACGCCGCCTGCTGCGCTACTCGGACCGGCCCGAGCCGCAGCCCGGCGAGCAGAGGATTCCCTGATGGCGCGCGTAAAGCTCGGCATCGAGCGCGAGCCGACCAACGTGTTGATCGGCGAGCCGAAGGAAGAAGAGGCGCTGCGGCTCTCTCGGCTGCTGCTTCCGGGGCCCGGCTCGCGGGAGGCGCTCAATATCGCTTCAGAGAGCGACGTGCGAAAGCGCCAGGGCGTCGGGCTCGTCGGACCCGAGAAGGCCGAGGCCGCGTTGCGGCTATCGAAGCTCCAGAATCCGGTCGAGCAGCTCATCCTGACGCCTGCCCAGAAGGCGAGCCCGGAGCGCGAAGAGGCGGTCCTTTCTCGCCGCGCGAGCACCGAGGCGCTACTGGGACTTACGCAGGGCTCCATCTCGAAAGTCGGTGGCGAGTTCGGGCCCGTGACCGAGGCCTTCGCATCGGGCAGTGGGACCGGGCCGATCGGCAAGGCGCTGCGCGCCGAGGGCGCTTTCGACGATGTCCAGATCTTCCAGTCGATCGAGGATTTCGAGCTGTCGCCCAGCCAGCGCAAGCGCTACGACGAGCTGGTCGCAAAGGGCGAGATCGATCCCAACCGGGTCTTTGCGGCTTCGCGTCGCCAGTCCACCGAGGACGGGCTCGCGAACCTCCAGCGCTTCTTGGAGCCGATCGCGTTTTCCAGGGGTGGACTCTTCTCGGGGCTTTCGGGCTCGGGAATCACGGTGGACCAGGCCATCGAGATCGTGGTGGGAAACGATCGCGAGGGAGTCTCGCGCTTCAATCCGGTCACGGGCTTCACATGGACCGCGGACGAGATTCGCGCGGCCAACGAGTACGCGCGTCTTTATCAGCAGTACCAGGGGTTTGCGTCGACTGGCTTCAACAGGCTGCGACCCACGTCGCAAGGCTCCCAGCTCGAAGACCTGCTTTCGTTCCAGAAGGTGCCCGAGGGCGAGTTCGGGACCAACCGTTTTGGCGCGCGCAAGGAGCGGCGCCGCGAGGACGAGCTTCTCAATGCGCTCACGCTCGAAGAGCTGATCCAGGTCCAGGAGCTTGTTACGGGTCGCTCGCGGCGGGTGGGCAACACCCGGCGTTCCGCGCAGCCACAGCCCACGCTCTCCCAAACGTTGCTATAGTCCTGGTGTTGGCGGGGGCCGGGCACGTCGCTTGTCAGGCCCCCCAGACGGCCATGCGATTACTGGTCCCCGCCTGAATCTTCCTCCTGGAGATTCCCAAGTGGCCGAGTTCTTCTTTGGCCTGCTCGTTGGAGCGGGCGCGCTCTGGTGGTTCGTGCTGGTCGGGCGCAACCACCCGGATTATCGAGCTTTTGCGTTTCGCTTTGGTGCGCTCTGGCATCGTAACTGCACCAACTGCGGACACGGCTTCGTGGAGCATTTCGCGAGGCCACCGCGCGGCCAACGAGTACGCGCGTCTTTTTCAACAGTACCAGGGGTGTGCGTCGACTGGACGCCGGGCTGCTCGCACCAGGATTGTAAATGCCCGCGTTTTCAGTAGGCTTTTGGCGCATGCAGGAGTTGGCGGGCGGTGTCGGATTCCTTCGCTCTTCCAGGGCCGAGCAGGACTCATCCCCCACGACACCGCTCGCCCCCCCCATATGAAGCTGCGCGAGTGCGCCAACGCCGCGTTCCACACCGCCGGTGGGTGTGCGCTGGCGTCCACCGTCGTGTGGTCCTCCTGGTTCGCAGTCCTGGTCGTGTTCGTCTTCGCCGCGCTGCGCGAGCAGGCGCAGCATCGATTGAGGTTGGAAGAGCACCACTATCTTTCGCGCGAAGCCGGGCATCCGGTATACATCGTCGAGAAGCGCGGCTTCTTCGATTGGAGCTGGTTTCGGTGGAAGCACGCTTTCGAGATCGCCGAGTGGACGCTGGGCGCCGCGGGCGGCGTCGGCCTTGCGAAGCTGCTTTGGTAGCGGGGGGCGGGGAGGATCCCGAATCGTCGCGGGGGGGAGACTCGTGATGACTGGTGGGATTTCCCCCGCCTCCCCAGGCTGCACCCTTTTCTCCTTTTTCTGACGCACCTCCACCCTCGCTGCATCTTTTGGCTGCGGGGGGTTTCACCACGCCACATTCGGTTGCGTTGACGCGCGCGCGGTCTTGAGGCAGGTTCGCCGCAGGTTCGGGGGAACCGTGGTCCTGTTTTGCGATCCGATCAAGGTCAAGATCCGCTTGCGCACGGGAGAGGTGGGCGTCGTCCACCTGGTCCCCCCGTATACGAGCTGCTGGCCAATGGCCGCATTCTCGGGAGGATCTCGTCGGAGGTGAGGCTGGCGCGGCAGGGGTCGCCAGCGCACGCAACGTGACCCGCGCACCGGAAGGAGCTGGTCGAGCAGCACGAGGGCAGCTTCCCGGTATCGAGATAAGTTGAAGCGCGGCAAACGACGGCCAAGGAAACGAGCGGGCGACCCTCTCGAATCTGGAAACAAGCCGTCGCCACTTCCGATGAGCGCATAGCGACTGCCGCCGCCAGGCTTTTTGAAAGCCATCCCACCTACGTTAAAGGCCCGCGTTGCGTTCGCTGAGCGGGTCTTATCTCTTCTCTGTTAAACAGCTTAGTGTCAAGCGTTTCGATCTCTGCGGTACTCCCAGAGAGCTACTCAGACGCTTTGCAGAAAGAGACGGCGGGGGTATCCCCCCCGTCGACTCTATAGCGAGCGCGCGGCGCTCGGACGGCAGCTTCGCTGCACGTCTTCGCTTCGCACCGACGGGAGTAACGCTCGCGAGTGTGCTACGCACACACTCGCTCGCGCCTGCAAAGCTATGCATGATACGCGCATCTGTGTGACTACACGATGCACGTGCGCTCTGTCGCTACGCCGTATAACCCACGCAGCGCAGCTTTCAGCCCGCTAAGCGGACCCGCTGAAAACCCGTCGCATACCCGCCACGGCCCGAAGTGTGCCTCGCGCTCTGCGCTCGGCGACAGCTCGCGCGCCAAGGCGCGCTCGAAAGACCACCGATCCCTGCGGGGCGAGGCAGCCGCGCTTCGCTTGGCTGCCTTCTAAACGCGAGGGAGACGAAATGAAACGGAACCTCTGGTTCGTCCCATTCCTCGAAGACAGGCAGCTCCGACCGTGGCAGGTGATGGTCCTCCTGGTCATCACCTTCTTCGGGATCCCGCTGCTCCTCTTCGTCGCGCTCTACGAGACGCCCCTGGGCTTGCCCAAGGGGCTTGGGAGGAGATCACAGTGAAATTGTCGAGCATCCAGAACAGCCTGATGTGGCGGCGCCTGTCGCAGCTCGTCCGCAAGCGGACGTCGCTGCGCCAGCGCGCACGCGACGAGAAGATCGAGAACGACGCGCTCGAAGACGCACGCCGGGCCTCTCGAAAGGCCTGGAAGGTCGCGCGCCCGAAAGGCGTGCGGGAGTCCTGGCACGTGGCGACCCACGGCCAGAGGCGGCCGAGATGAGCGCCTTCCTGCGCGGAGTCGCACTCGGCTGGGGAGTCGTCTGGTTCCTCTACGCCGCCTACCTGTGGCTCACTCGCTGACGCTCGCTCGCCATGCGAAGCGCCTGTGGGCGCTTCGCGAACACCCAGTGCGCCCAGCGGACCGCAGGAGCGTATCCTCGACGGATACGCTCCAACCCTGCGGCCCCCTGGACGCCGTGCTTCGCGGCCATTCACTGGATGGCCGCTCAGCGCGCCCGCCTTCCCCCAAGGCGGCGGGCGCCCGCTGGCGACTCGCTTCGCTCGTCTGGCGGGGTCGCTTCCGCTCGCTGTCCGCGCCGCCTCGCCTGGCGGCTCGGCAGCGCTGCGCTCGCTCCGCTCCGCAGGAGCGTATCCTCGACGGATACGCTCCAACCTCAAAACCTCAAAAGCACACACACACGGAAAGCTGTGCTTGGTTGAGTCCTCACTCATGAGCATCCCTGATTTCCTCCCCACTTTTCGTGAGGGAGGAAATCATGGCTGCTCATTCGCTTGCGGGCTCAACACCGTGCCGGACAGCCCGGTGCGGCTGCGCCGCAGCAGCAGCCAGATGCACCTCCGAAGGAGAAGTCGAAAATGGCAGAAAATACGACCAGCGACAATCGCAAGTATCCCCCGATCATGGTGGAGTTCTACCTCGATGGTGGGAAGACCGACACGATCGGGCTCTACAGCGCGCAGGCGAAGTTCCTCTATCGCTTCGCGCTGTCCTGCATGAAGGTCACGAAGACCGGCGGCTGCTTCCTGATCGGATGCGCCGCGGTGATCGACGGGCTGAAGTGGATCGCGCGCGACAGCACGCGGGACATCTGCGCGGCGATCCGCGGACAGCAGGAGCGGCAGCGCAGCAGCTCGGACGCGAAGCCGGACACGGGCCTGCAGGACGCTCTGGACGCCGAGACGATCTCGGTCGACGAGCTGGCCGAAGAGGAAGAGGCCGCAGCGTGATGCGCGACGAGCACTATCACGCGCTCCAGCGCCTCGTCGATCTGCTCGAAGACGAGCGCGAGCAGGTGCGCCCGAGCCGCGACCACGCGGAGTGGGAGCACGTGCTCGATCACGAGGCGACCATCCTGGAGAAGCTCGAAGACGCCTGCGATACGCTCCGGCGCATCGTGGACGAGGAGAAGAAGGAGCGGTCGCCGCACCGAAAGGTGCGGCGATCGCCGCTCTTCGATCCGATCGACGAGCTGATCGAGTCGCTCCGAAGTCGCTGACTTCGGGGCGGCGGCGCCCGCGGGCTTCGCCCGCGGGCGCCTTTTTTTTGTGCGGGTGCCAAGCGCGGCGCGCTCGCTCACCGCTCGCGCGCACGTCGCGCGCCTGTACGCTCGCTTCGCTCGCTGGCGCGCGCCCGCTCCGCTCGCTTCGCTCGCTACGCCGGGCCGCGAGCTTCGCTCGCGGCCCGAAGCACCTGGACGCAAGGCCTACGATCGAAGCGCCTGGACCTCGGCTCCGACGAGGGCCCTTGCAACGACAAGCAGGATTTGAAGGCGGGTGCCTGACGGATCACTTGTTGCAATACGGAGGCAACGGAAAAATGGTTGTAAATCTTGCAGTTACCAGACGCCCTTCCGACGAGGAGTGGCCTGTCCTCAACGAAGCGATCGACAATGGCCTGTCCTTTCTGGCATTGAAGATGCAAGGCAAGCGCCTGCCGATCGTCGTCTGCCTGGATCGTGGAGGCTTCTTCCTCGGCGCTTCCTACGAAGACGATTTCGGTGAGCGCATTTTCTTCAGAGACTCTGACTACTTCGACAGCTTCGAAGAGGCCGACCGAAATCTCAAAGCGCATTCGTGGCGACAGCGCATGGATCCGTGAGGGATTCGGGCCGGGTGGATGATGGTTTTGAGAAAGGAGAAGCGATGAGCGAGCCCAGATACATCGCCATCAATGGCACGCCGCTGTGCGAAAGCAGCGAATGGACAGACGCCATCAAGGCATTTTCGGAGACGATGGCCTATGCGCCCGAGCGGCTCGACCCCTTCGAGCGCATGGCCGTCTCCGTCGCCTGCTGCGCCCGGTCCGAGCCCGAAATATCGATGGCAACCAGGATCGTCCGTTTCGTGATGCCAAAGGCCACAGTCGAAGTCTGGACTGGTAACCAGCACGCGCGCTGGTTCAATGACGTCGAGCGGGGAATCATCGAACCGTAGCCAAAAGCCCCGCCGCTTTTGGCTGCATTGTGGAGACGCAAATGCACGTTAAATTTTCAGAGAAGTTCCAACACGAAGATAAAGACTATCGGGAACTGACCGTGCAGCTCTTCAACGACTTCCAGGGCCGAAAGGTCGTCAAGGTGGACGCTGTCCACTTTTACGAGTTTACCGAGGAAGGCGTGAAGGACGAGTGTCGCAACGTCCAACAGTTCGGAATGTCCGTCGACGAAGCGACGGCTCTACGCGACTTCCTGACATGGGCCATCTATCTCTCCGATCGACTGGACCGATTCGGTTCGGGTGTTAGTTGAGTGTTTCCAACAAGGAGGAAAAGCCATGACACTCATGCTGCACTGTGGCGGGAAGATCGTCACAGAACACGAACTCGGGAGCATCGAATTGCCGCCCGAGACCGAGACCTACATGCCGGTAGCACATACCGACCTGAAGCGTCTCGCAGAAGAGCGCGTCCGCCGCGAGCTGAATTACGATGGCGAGATGGACTGGACGCATGCCGTCAACAAGCAAGGGAGGCAGTATTTCGGTGTCTGCAAGATGCCTGGCATCGAGGTCACCGAGAGACAGTGCCTCCAGATGGGCCTCCGAAACAGCCTCGACAAGAGCATGGCAGGCGCCGTGGCGTTCGGGGCGCTCATGTTCATCTGCGACAATCTGATGTTCTCCGGGAACCTCGTCACGATGTTCCGTAAGCACACGAAGAACATCATGAACGACCTGCGCGCGCTGCTGCTCAACGCCCTGGACGACGTCGTCGAGAACGTCGCGATCCAGGCGCGCAGGGTCGAAGGCTGGGAGCGCGTCGACTGCTCGCAGGACGAGGGTTACAAGTACCTCGGCCTGGCGCGGGGACGCGGACTTCTGCCGCCGACGATCGCGAACATCGCGTTCCGCGAATGGCAGCAGAAGAAGCAATCGACGTTCGCAGGACGCAACGCCTTCTCGTTGTACAACGCCGTGACCGAAGCGATGAAGGTCGTCGCTCCGAGCAGGGCACTGAAGACCTACACCGGAATCCACAAATTCTTTGGGGATGAGGTGGTGGTTGGCCTCGACAGGAACGACCTGTTCGAGACCCTCTAACGCCAACAAAGGAGCAGGAGGAGCGATGCAGAAGAGACTTGACATGCTGATCGCGTGGGCAAGCCAAGCAGGGGTCGATCTCGACCACACTTCGATCCGGCTGCGGTCGTATCTCTACGGAGACGATCGAGACGCGATCAAGTCGAAGTTCGGATGCGAGCTGGACTGGGGGAATACCGGAGTCCGGGTCGCATTCCAGCACACCGACGAGACGGCGATCAACTTCCGGTTTCTCAAGCGAGCAACCGGACCGCTGAAGCCGATCGGCGGGAAGGGCAGCACGCTCCAGTCCGATTTCATTGAGATCGGGCCGGAGACCTTCGTCGTGTTCGAGTGGCACGGCGCATACGTGTGCGAGGTGAAGGTGAAGAAGGAAGAGGAATACGAATGCACTCCGGTTCCCTTCCCGAACACCGAAACCACCGTCGAGACCCAGTAGCAAGGGGTGGAGGCCCCGCGACGGGCGGCAGCGTTCTTAGTCTCCTTCGGACGCTGCCGTCCGTTGCAAACCGAGGAGAGCATGGAACACCGACTTTGCCGCGAGTGCGAACGCCCAGCGCACGAACATTATGAAGGCGATGTATCTGGGATCTTGTGGTGTTCTGAGGATGTTCACGATACAAGGAGCTATCTACCATGTCTGGAAGTCGTCCGAGAGATAGAGACGAGCGATCCAACGGCAGCGCTTTTTGCCCGCACCGAGAAGGGTGCCGGGGTGAGTTACGAAAGGTCATCGTGGAATTGGAGACGTACCTCTGCGCTCGCCACTATGTGGAGTTGGCTCAAGCGCCGGGCGCGGAGCTGACCTGGCCTTCCCTTTCCGAAGAAGATCACGAGCGGCTCGCCGAGGAGCGCGAGCTGCGTGACCACCTCTCAGATGCACCGTTCTGGGAGAAACCGACAAGGAGGTAGACGAGTGGAATATCCGAAGAAGATCATCGAGGCGATCGCGCAGGTGCGCGACAGCGTCGAGACCGTCCAGAAGGACGGCGTCAACGCGCACTTCGGCTATCGGTATGTGACCGAGCGCGGCATCCAGGCCGCGCTGCGCCCGCTGCTCAAGGAAGCGGGATTGGTCATCATTCCGAGCGCTGTCGACCAGGTGCTCTCCGTCGATTCTGACGGGAACTTCTGTTACATGGCGAGCTTCACGCTCTGCCATGTCGACGGCGACGTGTGGCCCGAGAAGGTGCTGGTTCCCGCGCAGGACAAGGGAGACAAGGCGCCCTGGAAGGCCAATACGGGAGCCATGAAGTACCTGCTCAATCGGCTGTTCATGCTCGACACGGGAGACGATCCCGAGGGCGAGCATGACAGCGCGAAGCAGGAGCCACGCCGCAGACCGGCGCCCCAGCGACAGGAAAATCCCAACATCCAGCGCTCGCCACAGAGCGGGGGAGGGCGTTTCCTGACGCGGTCAAACCCGCTGATTGACAAGAAGTTCTGGGGCAAGGCCTTCGGTGTGTCCGAGGCCGTTCACGGCAAGGACAAGGCGATGCGCTTCACGGCGCTCGACCGCTGTGTCCAGGAGATGGGCTACAAGCGCCTGGACAACGTGCCGGAAGACCAGTTCGACGAGCTGTGCAGCATGCTGGACAGCTATCAGACCTGGTGGAACGACCCGCACGCGGGAGACGACGACGCACCGCCGTTTTGATGGCTCATCCCGGCGGATGAGTGATCCGGGGTGGTCGGTGGCGGGTCCAGTGCTCAATAGGGAGCACGACCGGCGATAGGCGCCTACCGGCCACCCCACAGCTTTCGAGGAGATGAGATGTCGAAGCAGCACGCCTCCGGTTGGCTCACCGACCGGCGATTTTTTCCAGAAGACCGGGTGAGCTACAGCATTCTCAAAGAGATGCGTGTCTCGCCTGCGGCTGCGCTCTACAAGAAGCGCAATCCCGCGCCGCCAACGCCTGCGATGGAGTTTGGAAAAGCCGTGTTTGGAAAAGCCGTGGACGCGATCCTCTTCAATCATAAGGAGATGGTCGCGTGCCACCCGACGCTGGCCTCGACGCGCACCAAGGAGTTCGCGAAGGCCAAGGAAGACTACAAGCGCGAGGTGCCCGACGGTGTGTACCTCGATGCGGCGACCTGGGAGGAAGCCGTGGCGTGCGTCGCGGCGATTCGCTCCACGCCCTTCTGGCATCAGCACTTCGTCGATGCCGACTATTCGACACCGGGCGTGTTC